CTCTCGGGCTGCTCGGCGCGGAAAAGGTTTCTCTTCTCGCTACGCTCTGCGAGCTGGCTTTCAAGCTCCTCTGTGCGTTCCGTTACCTCTATGGATCTGCTCAGGCGGTCGTAATCGCCGTTGCAGGCTTCCCAATTGTTTTCATCTTCTGAACTCCATTTATGATCCTCGCTATTCGCAAGGTTTCGGAGCTCCTCCAGGCGCTTGAAAATCTCAAAGCGCTGCTCTTTCAAAGCTTTAATGCTCATCCGTTTTTCCTTCCCAGCGGTCACAAAAAAAGAACCGCTGAAACTTTGGGGTTTCTTGCGGCTCTTTTAAACTGTCTGGGCAGGTATCGGAGCTGCGGCCTTTAGCGCGTTGGAGCGCCCAGCCTGGTAGCTAAAATGTATACGTGAGAGTATAGGATACCCTCTCAGGCTGTCAAGAATCGTCTGTGAGCTTACTATCTGCAAGCTCCGGGTCAATCTTCAGGGCTATAGCTTCAAAGCGGTCATTCACGCGCTCTTTAACTTTCTCGCGTTCGGCTTCCTCCAGGCTTTCTTTCGCGCCTTCTATGTCTCGGCTGTTCGCTGTGCTGGCTTCATAGGCTGGGAATGTCACCGGCCCGACGTCAAAGAGCTCTACGCCCTTGATATTCCGTACCTGGGTGCCTTCTTCCTCGGTCCAGTCTTCATCCGTCACCTTGAAAGAGAAGGAGCTGCCGGTAAGGTCGCCCCGGTTAATCATCTCTCTAACGTCCTTGGCGGCTGTGGTGTTGCCCAGGCTTATGGAATAGTGCAGGCCGCGAGAATCCTCGCTCAGTTGCAGGGTGCCAGCGCTCACGCGCCCCAGGAGCTTATCAGCCTCATGGTTGAACAGCGCCCTGGCGTCGTCTTTCTCAGAGATCGCCCTGGAGAAAGCGCCCGGCATGATGCGCTCTTCAGCGCCATCCCAGAGCCCGAAGGCGCTGCCGCGGTCTTCAGAGTTATAAAAGACAGCGGCGTACCCGCTGATATTGCCATTCTGGTCCTGCCTGATCTCCAGCGCGTCGCCAGCCGGTTGATAGCGTCTTTCGGTCTTCATTCTATTTCTCCCATCCAGCGGCTGGCCAGCTCTTCGCTGACTTCGCTGATTATCTGGTTTCGGTTGAATTCATCGCCGCTGACGGTCAGGGCGTCTTTCATGCAATAAAAGAATTCCAGCATCAGGCTGGATCTATTACCCGGCACCTGTAGCGCGTCAAGCGCTGGCGTCAGGGCGTCCAGGACCACCGCCCGATTATCATCAATCATGCCCTGATCTAAGAACCGCTGGAGCTCTTCAGGCTTCTTGGCGGCACGTTCGTGCCTGGTTACGATACGCTTGGCCATTCGCTGGAGCGTATCCTTGAGGATAACGCCCAGGGCGTCACGCGCTCCCAGCTCGGTGGCGTCGTCGTTCTCGGCTTCAGGCGTTGCGCTGGCCGGCCCCATGTTGAGCGGCACCATGAAGGTACTGCCGCCTTCGCCCGGTATCGGGTTCAGGTTTTCCCTCGAGCGGATCTCATCCCGCGACATCCAGCCGCCCTGAATTGCGAGATTGTAATAAGCGCCCCGCGCTTCCATGTTGGCCCTGACCAGGGCGTTTCTATTGAACTCGACAAAGTGAGTATCACGGGTTTGCTGGCTGGCGGTGAGAAGCTTGGCCCTGCATTCTGTTTCCCAAGTACACAGCCACGGATCAAGAGAACTGTCTAAATACGCCTGGTTCTCGCTTTCAAGGCTGTTGTAGCTGGTACGGGTATTATCTGCCAGCATGTGGGGCGGAATCCCGAACCATGAAGCTATGTTCCTAACTTCGAGCTGGCGTGTTTCGTTAAATTCGGCGTCTTTGTTAGAACTCGAATAGGGCGTGAGCTTCATCCCCTCTTCGAGAATAGCTACCCGATGGGCGTTCTTCACTTCTCCATGTACCGATTGCCAGGAGCGGCGCAGGTTGTCTCGGGCGTCGTTGTCAAGATGGCCAGGGTGCTCGAGCACAGCGCTCGGCCGGGCGTTATTCTTAAAGAATACGCTGCCATAGAGTTCCGCCGCCATGCCCAGCCCGATAGATTCACGCGCCAGCTCGATAATGCCCAGGCCATAGAGCGCTCGTATATGTAAAACATTCTCTTCGCTAAGGCGTTCTTCCCGGTTGTCGATGATTGTCGTGTAATGCCGACGGTCGCCCTCCCAGACCTCATTAGTTGCCCCTGGTGACAATGGTATGAGCTCGTTAGCCGTTCCTGCCTCATTGCGAATAATCGCCGCATAGCCGCTCCCGTAGAGCAGGGCGTCTGCGGTCAGCGTAGACTTGAACTCAAAAGCGCTCATTGAGCGGCTGGTCTGGTATCTCAGCACCCGATACGCCGGATGCGCCGTCGCCTTGTCTTTCCCTTCGCCGTTGCGCCGGTAGACAACCAGCGGCAGCTTTGCCACGTCCTGGCTGATCAGGTTTACCGCCCGGTAGACCGGCGCGTATCTCATGGCGGTCTGAGGATTGACATTCACGCCGGAGCTGGTAGCGCCACCGGCCAGGTCCAGCAACCAGTCATCAGGCGCTGAAAGCGGCGTAGCCGGGTTTTCGATGCTTCGGCTTTTCCAAAGGCTGGAGATGGTTTGAAGTATTCCCATAGATTATCCCTATACGGTAGAGAGCCCCTGAGCGCTGTATACGCTTTTAAAAGGCTCAGTTCTTACGTTTGCTCGGCCAAGCGCCATCACCAGCGCAACAAGGCCGTCTATTTTCTCTTGTGATTTCTTTTTAGAGAGCTTCATATTCCCAGCCGCGTCCTGCTCGATGACTACATGCGACGCCATCCAGCGCAGTACCGGGCATCCACCATGATTGAGTTCCCGGCTGTAGACGATCTTTTCGAGCTCTTTTGTTGGAGCGCTCATACTTGCGAATCCTTGCCCGAACATAACAACATCAAAACCATCGCCCTGGAGCTGGGTTGTAATCTGCGCTGCGTTCCAGCGGTCAATTGCAATCTCGCGGATGTTAAAGGTTTCGTTGAGCTTGTTAATGTCAGCCCGGATCACGTCGTAATCAATCACATCTCCATCGGTCAGCGTTACAAGCCCTTGCCGCGCCCAGGTCAAGTATGGGACACGGTCCCGCCGCTCCCGTTCTAACGCATTTTCTTTAGGAATCCAGAAGCGGCTTAAAACGCTGAATCCTTCATCAGTTGGAAACACCATCGAGAGAGCTGCAATATCCCGGGTGCTGGCCAGGTCCAGCCCAGCGAAACACTCGCGGCCCTCGAGGTCGCCCGGTGCCAGTTGTCCCGCGCACTTATCCCAGCGCTTTAGAGGTATCCAGCGGCTTTCCTGCTCGGTCCAGATGTTGAGCCGATAGCGTTTAAAGCTGTTCTCTTTAGTTGGGCTCTCCTGGGCTTCTATACAGGCCGCTCTTATATCGGCGCGGCTGATGGTGACGTCCAGGCTGGGATTGGCCTTTTTCCACGTTCGGAACTTGGTCCAATCGTCCGTCTCTTCGTCAGCGCATTTAATGAGCGCGAAGAAATCAGTAGAGGCGCTGGTGCCATTCAGTACCCGCTCGGCATGGGTGCGCTGTTCGTAACAGATAGAATGTCTATCAAATCCCGCTGTCGTGATCGAGATCAGGAGCGGCTCACGCCTCGACGCCCCGCCATAGCGGAGACAATCCCACAAGCGCCTATCAGGCTGGGCATGCAGCTCGTCAAAGATCAATCCATGCCAATTCAGCCCCTCTTGGCGATGGTGCTCAGCGCTCAGAGCTTTCAGGAATGAATTAGAACTGGGTATGGAGAGATGTTTCTGACTGTCCCTGGGGAGTATGTATTCTTTCAGGAGCGGCGAACCTTGCGCCATTCGGCTGGCCTCCCGGTAGACGATGGTGGCCTGGTCGCGTGACGCCGCCGCGCAGTAGACCTGGGAGCCTGGCTCCCCGTCAGCCGCCATGAGATACAGCGCCAGCCCAGAGCAGAGAGTCGATTTCCCGTTCTTCTTGGGTACTTCTATATATGCGGTCCTGAAGCGCCTGAGCCCGGTATCTTTATGAACCCAGCCGAATAGCGGCCTTATGAGCTCGTCTTCCTGCCAGGGCATAAGCTCTATGGGTTGCCCGGCCCATTGGCCTATTGTGTGGTGCAATTTACCGAAAAAAGCTACGACGTGATCGGCTCTCGCCTTGTTATAGACGAAACCAGCCTTTACCGCTTTGGCGTCGGTCTTAGTCCTGATGAAACGCTTTGTTTCCTTATCAACCATGTTTTCTCTGGGTAAACTCGGTCAAGCTGTCTTTCTTTTCCGTTTCTTTCGCTGCAAGTCCTACGCGCCCTGAAGGCGTGAGCCCGAACTGGGCGGCGTACTTGATGAGCGCCTGGCGTGAGGCGTTCAGGATCGCTACCGCCGGGTGTTGCTGAATGTACCCGGCTGGCGTCTTGAAGGTTTCGCCTTCTTTCCTTAGCGTCTTGATGGCGCGGTAGCACTGGTTCCAGGTCTCGCAATAGGCGGCCAGGCTGGCGCGATCTATTTC